AAAACTCCATCTTTTCCGCAAAAAAGTTTAGTCGTCAGCAGATAATTATCCTCAGCCGCTCTCGCACGCGCCGGGGCTTTTTTATTCTTTGCAATACGTACCTGTACCCGGACGAACAAATCTTTCGGAACAATAGCGGGAATGCCGTCAGTATGTACGATTTCGCGGTAGCTGTACTCGCCCATATAACGGCGGTTAGCTTCTGTCAAGACAAGACTAAAAAAATATAGAAGTTTTTTCAGCGCATTAGTGTTGGGTTAGGCGGCGATTATTTTCGCCGTAAAACGTTTCTTTACTGTGAGTTCTCTTTCATATATAATGCTGGATAATTAGACCGTTCTCAAATGGAGGGTTTTCGTTGAAACAAGTCGTAATAATCGGATTATGTATATTCGCCTTCATTTTACTCCTTATTGCATTCCCTGCAATAGCAGGATTAGCGCAAGGTTTTCATGCTGGCAATTATTACCAATTGATTAGTGGAATAATAGCCGGTTCCATTACAATATTTGCGCTTCTTTGGCAGTTTACTAATGAACGAGAAAAGGTGCGAAATGAAGACAGAGTTAAGGCCAGAGGTTTCTTTGAGATTAATTACTTGATGAAAGCAGACGACAAGATAAAACCTTATGTATGTATGCAGAATATTCCTGAGAATAAACATTGGTACGATTACCCTTTTATTTTTCTAAAATTGTATTCGCACGAAGTTGTAACAAACTGTAGGGTGAGTATCTTCATTAACAATGATAAGGAGAACTCCTTGGAATTTCTACTCGGCATTGTTTTCCCTGAGCAATTGTTTGGTATTCCATTAATCATAGATAGCAATGAGATTGATATTTCGATAAGTTATGATACTAAGATGAAAGAGTCGATTCTGCATAGTTTGAGTTTCAAAAATGGAATAACTAAGGCAAGTGTTAAAAATGGAGAGAGAATTGTTGTGACCCATGATTCTCGCGAGGTCGCATGTATTGAATCAGATAGCGTACTATTCGAGTATGTGGGCAAATAACAGTTTTTTTAATATACTTTTCTGCAAGAAGCAAATCTACAACTATGGAGGATCGTGTTATGAGGTTTGACAAACGGAAGAGAAGAGTGCCTTTTACGAAGAAAACAGCATTTGTGTCAATAATGACTTTGCTGATAATGTTTCTAGTAGGTCTTGTTGCATATTCAATATTTTATACTGGAGCGGAGGATTTTTTCCAGATATCAATATTCCAAGTGTTAATTATTGCCAACATTTTTATCGTGGTTATTCTCGCGTACTCATTTGTGGCCCATATGCAAACGGTTGGAAATGAAGATAACATGCGCAAAGTGATGAGATTTCTTGATCTATTGAATGAGTTAAACGCTTGCCTTGAAAGCGATTTTATGGATGACACGATAAAGGTAAGAGAAGATATGCGTAGGCTACATCGCTTAGTAATGCAGATAAAATACGCGAGAGAATATATACGATTTCCTGATAGAGCTGAAGCATTATCTGAAGAGTTGAGCATTGTTTTATCTAAGTTTTTCGAAATACTCGAAAAGCCGAATGTAGCTGAGGAAAGAGGACTTAGAGGAGATTTTGAATCACTCAAGTATGATATAGTCAAGTTAATTGACTCTATTCAAGTATCGTTGCTTTTTGAGGCATAACGATGATGATGAAAACCATTCGTTCGGTATAAGGTGCAGTCGCTCTCATGTGGCGTATTGTGGAGATGATTAGGCAATAGGACTCTCGCAGTGATCGTAATATAAATGCCTATGTCGTTGATCCAAACGCCAACGAGCGAATGGGCTTCTATTTCGCCCATTCGTTCGTATTTCAATACCACCGTGCTACGCTTGATTTCATCAAAATAAACACAGATGTTTCTTTCAGCCGCATGAGCGTCAGGCTCGGCGGCGATTTTATCGCCGCTTTCGTCCTTGAATCGCAAATTGCGCTATCATATCAGATATTACCAATGATTCATCCAAGTCTACCGCGCCGCCATCGTTGACGGAGACAAGTTCCACACCATGCTCACGGAACAGACGCATCAACTCATGAAGGTGGTATGAGTTCCGGGCAAGCCGGGAGAGGTCTTTCACAATTACTCGCTTGACCGCTCCTGCACGTATGTCAGCCAATAGCTTTTGTAGATACGGTCTGTCGAGCGTAATCCCGCTTTCGTTCCAGTCGCAATATGCCGCGATGGGCGAGTAGCCCATACTCTGCCCGTACTGACGCAATGAATCAAGCTGCAACGCATTTGAGATTCCATCAACGCCGCTACTCGCGGTGCGGCAGTATATTACGGTATCGTTTGTTCCGGTATTCTCTGTTTCTTGTTTTTCGGATTCCATGTATGCTTTGAAAGCCTCGCGCTCCTTAGGCAGGGTAAACCCGGCGCTCTGTGAGCCGATGCGGATATACGCCGCTACATTATTGTCAGTCATGATGCAACCTCCATATAATCATTTGTTTCCGTATTCACCAACTCGTTCAAGCGGGCAAGCTCGTCAGAGAAAGCAAACTGTATCTCTATCCGTTCACCGTCATATATTGTAATACGCTTCACCAAAGCCGCCAGTTCTGGAGTAACCTCCTGAATGCTGTTTAGCTTGTCCAACAGGCTGATAACACTGTTCGCTTCCGATACGGGCTTATAATCCTGAGCCTTTTTTTCAAGGTCAGTTCTTTGCCTGATGATTCCATCAAGCTCAGCGGCAAGGGTGGTCTTGGATTCAAGGTACTGCTCCTTTGACAACTTGCCATCGGCATAGTCCTCAAACAACTGTGTCTTCTGCTCCAATAGCTGACGTTCCTTCCCCGACAGCTTATTAATCTGCGCGGACATGTCGGCTTGTTCGGCTTTGATCCGCTTGTTGGCAGCTTTTACTTCGCCCTTGACATTAACGGCAAGCTCGGCGCTCTTTTTGAAAGCAGCCAGTACGACTTCCTTTACTTCATGTTCGTAAATCCGGTCGGTAATGCACCGTTTTTCAGAAACGTACACTTGGGACAGGCAAGTGAAGTAATAATACTTCCCCCGCATCCGTCTCAGGGCATACCCGCAATGACCGCAGTACACCTTACCGCTGAAAAGAGTGCGATTATCAACGTTGCATGTCCCCGTGCCGACCTCCGGCAGCAGTTTTTGTGCCGCTTCGTATGTTTCCATTGAAACGATGCCTTCGTGTGTGTCTGGCACTACGATCCATTCATCCTTCGGCACTGCCTTGGACTTTTTACTTAGCGCGATATTCTCACGCCTGCCGTTTACCATCGTTCCCGCATACCTGATGTCGCGCAGGATTTTTCCAACATTGGATGTAGTCCAGTAATTGACCTCGGCTTTTGCCGTCCAGCCTCTGCTTTCGTGCGTTCCCTTTTTCTTTCGGTGGACAAGCGGGGTGTCGATGCTTTCGCTGTTGAGCCGCTTGGCGATTTCGGACTGTGACAAACCACTCAAGAACAGTTTATAAATGTACCGGACGACCGGCGCGGTTTCTTCATCAACGATCAATTTGTTCTTTTCTGTCTTGCTTTTCTGATACCCGAATGGGGCGAGTTTGCACAAGTGTTCGCCTTTTTCCGCTTTCGCCCTTCGGCCGTTCTTGACTTTGAAAGAAATATCCTTGCTGTAAAGCGAGTGCAGGAACGTCTTGAAAGCAACGTCAAGCCCAGCCGTGAAGCCTTTGTTGTCCTTGCTGTCATATCGGTCATTCACCGATATGAAGCGAACGCCCAAGAACGGGAATATCTGCTCCAAGTAGTCGCCGACCTCAATATAGTTCCTACCAAAACGCGAGAAGTCTTTAACTATGATGCACTGCACCTGACCACACTTCGTCATCTCAAGCATCTCCTTTGCCGCAGGGCGGTCAAAGTTCGTGCCGGTGTAGCCGTCGTCGATGAAAGTCAAGACATTGTATTCTAAAAATTCAAGATTTGACGCAATGTAGTTGTTCAGCAGATCTCGCTGATTCACAACGCTGTCGCTCTCGCCGTCCCTGTCCTCGTCGGCGGCCGACAAGCGTATATATAATGCAACCGTGTTTTCCATCACGCTACTACCTCCTCCACATATTCTTCAAGCACGGCAAGCTCGTCTCTAAAGTTAAAAACGGTTTCCGTCGAGTTGTAGCCCGACACGACGATCTTGTCAATGAGGGCGACCGCCATCTCCCTTGTAACTACATGCTCATCCTTGAACTTCCGTATAGCCGTGAGCCATTTGTTTTGCGGAGTCAGGGTTTGATCATAGAGCAGGCTTTCGGCTTGCATTGACTCAAGCTGCGCCCTAAAACGCCCTGCGTCGGCGTCGTATTTCGATTTCAACTCTATGTATTCGGTTTCTGACAGTAGCCTATCGACGTAGTTCTCGTACAGCGTCGCCCGAAGCTCCGACACGTGGCCGATTTTTCTTTGCATATCAGCGATTTTCACCTGTAGGGATTCTTTCGTTCCACCGTTGCGCTTGGCAAGCCGCTGAACAAGTTTTTCCAGTTCGACAGACTGTTCGATTTTTTTAGAAATCTGCTGATAAACGAGTTCCAACAAGTCGTTTTCGCGGACGCACTTATTCGTGCAGGTCATATCAAGGTTCTGCGCCCTGACTTGGCAAATGTATGTGTAAGCTACGCCGCCGTAGTTTGATACGCTTTTGTATCTCACCATCTTGCTCCCGCAATCATCGCAAACCAAGAGACCTTTGAACACGTTATTATGGTTTCCGATGTGCGCGTATTTTCCTTTTCTCCTCTCGCTGTCGGCTATAGACTGTTCCCGTAGCGCCCGTACTTTTTCCCAAGTTTCCATATCAACTAAGGCTTCGTGAGTATTTTCCACGATTATCCAATCGGATGGCTTCTGTTTCGTCATGGGCAGTCCTTCATGCAGGGATTTTTTCGTCCTGCCCTGCGTCATGTGTCCGATGTACATGGGGCTGTCGGTTATCCTCTTAATCATCTGTGCTTGCCAGAGCAGGTTTTTATAGTGCGGGGAGTCTTTTATCCAGCCCTTTTCTATACGGCGCTTGTTTGGCGAGGGTATACCCAGTTCATTGAGTTTTCGGGCAATTATAAAGCAACTCATGCCCTCTGCCCGCCATTTGAATATATCCCTTGCAACATCAGCCGTTTCCTCGTCCGGGACAAGTTTCCGGCAATTATCCTCTGATTTTCTATAACCATAGGGGGCTGAGCCTCCGACAAAATCGCCGTTTAGCTGTCGTGTCTTGACCGAAGAAATGATTTTGCCCGATATGTCCTTTACATAGGCATCGTTTATCAAATTCTTCAAGGCGACGATAAGCCCCTCGGTGTTGCCGTCGGCCGTTTCGCTGTCGTATGAATCGTTGATGCTGATAAAACGGACTCCCATGAATGGCAGGATTTTATCGAGGTATTCGCCTGTTTCGATATAGTTCCTTCCGAAGCGCGAGAGGTCTTTCACGCAGATACAGTCAATCTTCCCCGCTTTAATGTCGTCCATGAGCCGGACAAATCCGGGGCGGTCGAAATTAACACCCGTTTCCCCGTTGTCGATGTAGGTGGACATAACTTTGAGGGAAGGGTTCTGGCTGATATACTGCTCAATGAGGTAAACCTGATTCTCGATTGTATCGCTGTCTTTCTTGCCGCTGTCCTCAACCGAAAGCCTCGCGTATATGGCTGTTTTGTAGAGTTTAGGTTGAGCGGCTTCCGGGGCGGCGGCATTCTTTCTGCTGATCCGTGCCATCTTACACCGCCTCCTTTAATGTTCCGGCATTATCCAACGGAACAATGTTGTCCACCGCATTGATAAAGTTGATCGCGGTTTCAAGGTTCGACCTGTATTTTGGGATAATCTCAATACGGTTGCCCTCATAGACCTTGATCTCGTCTATGAGCGTGACAACGATTTTTCGGGTAAGCTCGGAGAAGTTGTGGTGAGCCTTGAACTGCTCAATCCAAAAGTTTTTCTCTCCCTTGCAGCTTAATATGCCGTCGATCTCAGTGCCGAGCGTGAACAATGCCCTTTCGGCCTCGTCCAACTGCACGTTATAGCGCTTGCGGAAATCGGAATACTCCTGTTCGTCGATGACCCCGCTTACCATATTTTCATAAAGCGTCGCCTTACGGCCTTTGATGCGCTCTATTTCTTCCTTCTTCCTGACGATTTGCTTGTCGAGCTTTTGGACTTCATCGCGCTTCAGCGGCAGGGTATCAATGAAGTCCAGGATGCGCTCAATGTCCATGATGAGATCAATGTGTGATTGCAGCGAAACCGCGACTGATTCCGTCAACTGGCTCTCGCTCACGCTATGCCCTTTGCATGACCCTTTTTTGCTTTTGCCGCAGACATAGTAATAGTACCGCTTATCGCCGTTTGGGACGGTCTTGCGTATCATGTTTTCATTGCAATCGGCGCATTTGAGCATACCTGAAAACAGGTAGACGGTATTCTCGTTCGGGGCGATGCGCATGTCTTTGAGCAACAAGCTATTGGCAAGCTCAAACTCGTCTCGGTCGATAATCGGCTCATGGCTGTCATAAGCCCTTACCCAATCCTCTTTTGATTTCTGGTATTTCTTCCTTACCTTATGGTTGGGTGTGCTTGTTTTGCCCTGCGCCAGAGTGCCGACATAGATTTCGTCCCTTAATACCCGGCCAACGGCAACTGCGGACCATTTCGCCTGTACACCATGTTTGAAACTCGTTGAGAACCGCAATCCAAGCGACCGTTTATACTCATAAGGCGAGAGGACGCCCAAGGCGTTCAACCTGTCGGCTATGCCCTGTTGGCTCATGCCCTCGATTTTCCATTTGAAAACATCGCGCACGACCTCGGCTGCATACTCGTCAACAACCAGCCTGTTTTTCTGGCTTTTGTCTTTCAAATAGCCGTAAACGGCAAAAGAGCCAATGAAATCACCCTTTTTACGTTTGATTTCAAGCTGACTCCTGATTTTTACCGATATGTCACGGCAATATGCGTCGTTTATGAGGTTCTTGAACGGGATGATAATGTTGTCGCCGTATGACTTCTTAGCGGTGCTGTCTATGCCATCGTTAACCGCTAGAAAGCGGATGCCCAAAAACGGGAACACGTTCTCAAGATATTTACCCGCCTCGGTGTAGTTTCTGCCAAAACGAGAAAGGTCTTTCACGGCAACGCAGTCAACGCGCCCTGCCTTGATGTCATCCATCATGGCGTTAAATGCAGGGCGGTCGAAGCTCGCGCCGGAAAAACCATCGTCTATTCGTTCCGATATGATCGTTATATTGGGGATGGAGTTGATGTAGTTGGTTACGAGTTCCCTCTGGTTTGTGATGCTGTCGCTTTCAACCTTGTCGCCGTCCTCTTTGGACAAACGAAGATAGAGGGTGCATCTCCACACCCTCTCATCGGTTGTGGTTGTTATATCGCTATTCATGTGAGTTGCTCCTTATCGTTTATTAGCAAGCAGGCCGATAAACAACAAGGGCTTCACGCTTAGTCCTGCGTATAGGGTAGCACAGGATTCAGTCAGCGTCCAGCATTATTTACCGGTCGGGCAAGGTTTTACAGTC